CAGATGTAATATAGTGGTCATTCCCGTCCTCGTTTGAAGGAGGAACAGGACTGACCACTGATTTGGATTCTTCTTGGGAATCTTCAATTGAAAAACCGAATAGTTTCGCCATTATGCAATTTTTTACGATGAACTATTTATCAGTTCAGCACACCAGGACCACCAGTGATTTCAAAGTATTGAACTTGGAACTCAACAGTAAACTCCTCAATGGTGTTCTCAGTATCATATCCAAGAGCAATCTCTGAAACGGCAGTTGGGAAAATATCGTAGAAACGATATGATCTCAAAACGTTTGATTTGGTTCCAGCAGCAGTTCTACCAGTTAATGCATCAGGAGCAGCATTGGTAGTCTCGATCTGACCAGCAGTTCCTCTACCCAACTGATAGACATAAGCGTCTACCATGTAAGCGTTGGGGTTAGAAGCACCAGTGTTGTTGGAAAGTTTGCTGATACCGTTCATCCAAGTTTCCATTGCATGACGAATCTTGAAATCCTCATCATTGATAATGGTGAGGGTCCAGGGATCAAAGGTTCTATCGCCAGCAACTTTCAGAGTACGACCTCTGAAAGGAACATCGATAGATGCAACGTTAGATGCAGGAAGGTTTGCTGCCTTGCACATGAATTGCAAGTCTTTCAGCATTTCACCGTCTTTGGTGGTGTAGTCGGGGAACTTAGGAATCTGTACCTCAAATAGATTGGGGCGGGCACCGCCCCCTTTGAGTACCGATTTAAAGTTAGAAAGTGTCTTTAAGGATGGATTTTCAGCCATTGTTTTCTATGCTCCGTGGAATCTTCGTTAAAGGGATGGATCAGACTCTACCAGCAACTTCCTCAAAGCTGACACCAGTTCTGGTGGCAACAAAGGTGAGGGAAACATAGTTGATAGACTTGGCGGGCTTCAAGAAGATGTCCGCTCTGAACTCGTTGTTGTCAATGATGTCAGGAGTGTTATTTGTTTCGTCACAAATAACCAGGAAGTCATACAGACCTCTCTTTGCCTGAACGTCACGCAGATAAGGTTCTACGATATTAACAAAGTTCGCTCTGGTAATTTCATCATTGAGTTCAAATAATTGAGCTTTGGCAGCTCCCTCTAAGGATTGTTCCACAGTGAGGAACAGACGCCTAACGTTGATTCTATCGAACGCGGAGGCATAACCAAGGGCAGTCTTATCACCGAAGAGCAGGATACCAATACCAGGCTGGAACGAGATTGGGTTTACACGTGCCTGATACAGTTCGTCTCTTTGATTTTGGTTGGGGTTGAATGCCAGTTTAACGGCATTGTTCAGAACACCACGCTGCTGACCAGCGGGTGAGAACCAAGGGAACGCTCTAATGTTAGTGCGTGTCATCAGACCAGCAACGTCAGCATTCGTTGGAATGTAACGGAACTGGTTGTTGAAGCGGTCATAAGTGTACTTATAACCAGAATCAATGATGCCGTAGGAGGAAGACTTGACTCCGTTGGCAAACTTGATGATGTTTGATGCTTGGGTGTCATCATCGATAACACCAACAACACCAGATCTGTGTGGAGAAACAACTGCAACACAATCCTGTCTCTCTTCGGCAATCGAGATCAGTCTGTTTGCCTTAGCTTGTGACTCTTCAATACCATTGATCGAAGGACCCATGATCAGGTAATCAACCTCAACCTCTTCCTTATTGCGGAACAGATTGTATGAGGTGATCAGATCACCCAGAGTTGCCTTGTGACCACCAGTGCTGCTGTAATCAACACCGCCACTGAAAGCATAACCAACGTTACCCAGAGCAGAATAAGTAACACCCTGAGCATTTTGTCCCCACAGACCCTCAGAAGTGGTGTAAGGAACAAAGTTGGTTGAGAATCCAGTTGCTCTGGGAACAGTACCCCAGAAAGAATCTTCATCGCTAGATGGGTTAACACCAGCGTAGGCATAACCAGAGAAATCTGCCAGGAAGTCCTTGTACCAAATTTTTTGTGGAGAGTTTACAGAAGATACTGCATCAAGTGCCTTGGACAGTGAAGAGAACTTCTCAACAATATTTCCTTGAATACCAGTTACGTTGCCATCATCGTCAACGATACAGATGTTCATTCCATCGTTGTATCCCTGACGCTCAGTAACATAGTTGTTAGAAACTGGTTTTGGAGAAATGGACTTCCAGAAAACATTTCCATTTACAATTGGAAGTTGCTGTTGATCATACCAATCAACGGCAGTAACAGCAGAGATGCCAGAACCAGTTACTGTACCAGCACTGTTTTTAAAGGTAATCGAAGTATCATCTTGATAAGTGCTTCCGATTGAAATCGAAGCAGAATCGCTATTCTTTTCGTAAGAAATTCTGGTTTCGGTTGAACCTGCGCCAGAGGCATTGACACGTGAGAACCACTTAACATCAAAAGTAGAATCTCCACCAGTTGAATCGGTCTTAACACCAGTAACAATACCTTTCAGATATCCAGTGGTAATAGTTGAGATCGTACCAGTTGTTGGGTTAGGAATCACCAGATTAGTGAGACCAACTGTAACTGCATATCCAACAGTAACACCAAGACCAGCAAGGCTAGTTGTGGTAACGCCAACGGTTTGATCTGCCAGATCATCGATGAAGCAGAGTTTCAGACCGTTTGCCCACTTACCAGGAGTTTTGGCAGCATAAGTCCAACCAGTGTCAGTGGTGTAGTTTTCTTTATAGTCGTCGTAGTTTTTAATTTTGAGTGCCGTGTCGGCATATACATCATTACCAGCGTTAGCGTTATTCAGAGTAGAACCATTGGTTCTTACAACTTTAAGAACACCACCGTAAGTAAGGAAAGAACTTGCACTCATCCAGTACTCATACTGGGCATCAGTGCTGATTGGCTTACCAAAGACTTCAATCAGTTCTTGCTCTGTTTCAATGGTATATGGTTCATCAACTGGACCTTGTGTAAAAGGTCCGCAGATGCCACCAATGTTATCTAAAACGTTTTCGGCTCTACCGACAGTGAGATCTACCTCTCTAATCAGTACACCAGGAGACAATAATGCTACTGCCATTTGTTACTCCTTTTTTAGGTCCATATTTGTCTAAGATTATTTATAAAATAGTGGTATTTAGAGGGGGGAAATGGGACGTGAACAAACTACCAATCAGGATATTCCCATTTATCCAAAACAGCATTGGTCATTCTATGTAAAATAATTCTCTTTTTGGTACATTCCTTACATTCGTAAGAATATGATGATGGTACAGAACCTTTGTCTTTGCGAGTTCGATAAAATTCTTCAATCAAGTTTTTTTTCTCGCCACAAACTTTACACCACCTCTCTCTGAAAAGTAAGTGTTCTAGTTGAAACTGATCTTCTAAGTCCATTAGAGGTAATCCCACATATAAGATCGATCTCCATATTCATCCGCAAACCATCTATCACCATCAGCATCTACGAAACTATTATCACCCAGTCCATCATCTAAGAATCCAAATGGAGCCATATCCTGCTCAATTTGATTCTTTTGCTCTTCATATAATCTCTTACGAACATCCTGATCAGTAAGTTCCTTAAAGTAATCCTGTGCTACCAACCAAGCATAAATGACAAGACACATCGCAAGGTCATCATTACATCCCTCTTCTGCTTCAAATGAGTTTCCTTTTGAAATGAATGTAGTGAGTTCACTGATAACTTCATAATCTTTAAACAAAAGTTTGTCTGCCTCAATCATTGTTTTAAGATTGAGTGATCCAACTTTCTTAACAGTCTTGGACATCTTAATGCCAAGTTGAGTTTTCTTTCCAGAAAAACCTTGCCCAACGATTTGTCCTGCTCTTCCTCGCATAGAGCACATCAAAAGATTTTGATATTCGAGATCATATTGAAGAATTGAAGCTACCTGATCTCCAATATCATTTACTTCGCACAATATAAATGCATTATTATATCCCTTACAAGTTTCCCATATCACGTTTGGGAAAAGCATTGGTTTGATGTCATTCTTCCTATATTTTGCCACAAGTTTATGCGGAAATGTTGTAATGTCTACAACAACAAAAGCAGAATAATCTTCACCAACTCCTCTTGCTACGTCAACAGTACAAACGTAATCATGATTTGGAATTGGATCTTCATAAACATCCAATCCTTGATTTGATTTGATTGGTGCATCATAAATCATACTTCTTAATTTTGCTGGCGCAATCAAAGTATCAACAGATCCTAAGAACTCACACTCAAACTCAACACGGAACTGTTGTTCACTTGTGTTCTTAATCGTTTGTTCTCGCCAAACATCATCACGCCCAGGAACTTCTGACCAGTGAACCTGAGTTGGAACATATTCATTTGCACCTCTCTCCGCATCATGCCACATGCGGTAGAAGTGATTCATACCCTTAGGGGTAGATACGATAATAATCTTAGTAGACTTACCAGATGAAATCGTAGGATAAACTGAACTGAAAAAGTCATCGGCAATATGATTTGGTACGAAAGCAAATTCGTCCAAGAACAAAATATTAAATGTCATACCACGAACGGCAGCAGCAGATGTAGATGCTGCAAGAATCTTACTGCCGTTCTCTAACTCTAAACTACCTTTGTTCCATGCAAGAATGCCTTGCTGCATCCATTTAGGAAGATTCTCATATGCTGTTTGTAATCGAGCAAGAAGATCTCTTGCGGTAGATGCTTTGTTAGCAAGAATACCAATATTCACATTGTCATTAAAAACTGCATAATGCAACAGATAAGACACAGACGTAGTAGACTTACCAGTCTGTCGTGGCATCATGCAGATGTTAAATCTATTTTCGTGGAACTTACGAATTAATCCTTCCTGAAACGGCCACATTTTAAATGGAACAAGACCTTCATCAACGTTGACGATCTTGATATAATTCTGGGCGAAGTATACTGGATCTTCTTTGCACTTAATGAATTCTTGAATTTGTTCAGCAGTAAACTCAATCTTAGTATTTGCTTTTTTTAGATTGGGATTACCTAAGTATACTTCTTGCGACATATCAAATCCACTTCGGAGGGTTATGAGGACACTTTGCAAATGGGAGTTTGGTTTTCAACTCCATAAAACAATTGCAAATAGAGCACCTCTTATATTTACCCTTCAAGTATTCACAGGATTCGCAAATTGCCATCCTTTCTTCGGCAGACATTTTTTCCATAATCATTTATGATATAATAACTATATATCAGTCCTCATTTTCTTTTTTGAACATATCAGTCATTCTTTCGTGAAGAGATCCGAAACCAGTTTCTAAATCTCCCATTCTCTTTTCCCAAGTATCTCCACCATCTTCACCACGTCTAGGATTTATGCATTGGTGATTACCTAGTTTATTACAAACAAGTCCAGCAAGGTCTAACTCATTTCCTTTCTTGCCTGTGCCAGACCAATAGTGTTGTCCGTTAATCCAAACAGCACCACACTTGGGACACTCTGCTCTACTCATTGATAGATCAGAATACTCCCTATCTTCTCGGTCTCTCATTTGTTTTGTTCCTCGTAGTTGGATAGGTGTAGATTGAATTGTTTTTTCAACCTTCTCGCCATAAACCACATTCTAGTCCTGACCCAAGCATATCGCAACTGTAAGTCAAGATAAACAAAAACACGCAGAGTGCCTTCGACACCTGCGTATGCAATCATTAATACTACGATTAATAATGTAAAGTAAAGTCCAAGAATAGATGGATCCATTTAGGCACAGGGCTACGTAGATAATAGTATCTATATGATACACTATTTCTCAACAATTTGTATGTGTTGGTTTATACATTAACCACCACTATCGTTTTGAATCAAAAGCATATCAAATGCCGCAGTAAAACGACCATTATTACTTCTAGTTGTTAATCTTACGTCAATGTCGGTTTTTTCTGGAAGTTCTTGTGGGAAAGAGAACTTGTAATTATACGGTCCACCATCACCAGAAACTTCAAATGTATGTGCAACTCTGAATGTTGTACCAACTGTATTATATCGTACATACATGAAACCAGTTGCATCAGCACCAGACTGAGCACTTGCAATTCCTTGATACAAATATCCAGTATATCCAGCTGGGACAGTGTAAACTGACATCAGAGTTTGTCCTGCATTAGCAAGAATTCTTAGGACTTGTGTTCCACCTCTGGATACATTGATCTGTCCTACATTACCACCATCGGACAAATATCCACGATATACTCTTTTAAATGTCTGAGTTCCTGTGACAGTACCAGCACTAGACAATGTAAAGTCCTCAGATGTCAACTCAAAGTTTTCATCAAGACCCTCAATGGTTACAACTTTACCATTATCACTTGCACCGACTTGTGCTGCTACAAGAACACCAGGAGTATCAAAAGCACTCCAAGGATAAAGAGTATCTCCCTTATCCCATATTGTTGCAGTTGTGTTGATCGATTGAGATGGCGTTGCTCCAAACTTGTGAATTGTTGATGCTCCACGAACCTTTCCGCGAGCAACGTTTAAATCAAACTGTTCGTCCCAAATATAATTACGAAATGCCATAACTTAAATCCACTCTAACTTTGCTGGGTGATATCTTTTAACTTCTCCAATTTGAATTTTGGATTTTTTCTTTTCTATTTGTTTCTCAACAGGATAAACATTTTGAACGATTGCTCCTGGATATTCGTCTTGAATATCTTCTGTCAAGTCTTTGTTGGAGGGAAGATCTCCATCAATAGAAAACTTCATTCGATAGAGATTACCTTCCCATACAACGTCGGCAACAAAGTTTTCTCCGACAGGTTGTGATTCCTGCTGTTCTCCACCAATAATTAGTGTTCCGTTAAAATCTCCTGCGATGTTTACGCTTTCGGAGAGAAAATCTTTAAAGGATTTCATATCAGCAGTTCCACTTTGTAAGATACTGGTATAGTTTGTAGGCATATTCACTACTATCATTCATATTTCCGAGAGCAAGATTGCACTTAGAGCATAGTAGTTGCCTAACCTCCCCAGTAGAATGATTATGGTCTACTACTGGTCTCTCATTATATTTATCAGAACCATCAACTAAGGATGACTCGCAAATAGCACATTTGGATAATTGCTCTGCTAAGAGACTATCGTATTTCTCAATGGTAATATTATATTTGGCAGGAAGATTATATTTCCTAATATGCTTTTTAGAGCATTCTCTGCAAGCATAATGAAGACCACTTTTCTGCTTTTTGTTTTTATTGTAAGCAGTAGAAGGTTTCCATTCTTTGCAAGTGGCACATTGCCACTCACCTTTCTGATTGGGTTTCTTAATTGCAGCTGGCATTGATTAGCAATTCATCTGCAATTATTTATAAACCTAGCAATTCCAAGCCCTCAAACTTTTATTGATTCTGCTATCTGGATCGTTAGCAGTTTTGGCAGAAGTCAGTTTCTTACGCATTCCACGCATACGGGCACAGAATGAAGCACGACGTTTGTTACCGACTTTCTTGGAAGGTGCTTTGAGATCCGAACCAGGATTCTCTCGCTCATAGGACTTACGTCCTTTTTCATTGAGACCACCTGAGGGATTCTTACCAGATTTTTTTGTCCAAGCAGCTGCTTCACTCATATCACTTGTAATTCCAGATTCTTCTGCTGCTTCTTCTTGCTCTTTTTCAGTAGCATCATCTACACTATATTTTTCCCACATCTTAGGACCATATCCACATTGACCCTTGGTTTCTTTTTTCTTGCAGAGTCTACAATACTTTTTTTCGGAATCAGATTCTTCTTGCATATGCATGTCAGTCTTGCCACCTTTTTGAACTGCTTTTTGTTGCAGTTGAAGTTTTTGGCGATTGAGAACTAATTGCTTTCTTTCGATTGCCTGTTTTTGCTTATCCTCTTGTTCCGTTTGCTCACTTACTCTAATCAATGGTTGAGTTGGATCAACCGTAGACTTCATATATTGAGTCACACGGGCATCGGGATAAATCTTTTGAACAGCATCAGTTACTTCTTGCTTAGATGGAATACTTAAACTTGGGAAAAACAGTTGCATCATATAAAACTTCCCTCTGAAAGTGAGGAAAACTCTCATCAACTGACCATTTTCACGGGGAACCGTAACAGCCTCAATGACATTTGAACTATCTGTTTGTCCAGATACATTTTCAACCTCCTCTTTCTCGCAGCGGTTGTAAGTCTTACCAAAGAGTTTCTGTGTGCCTACTTTCTTATAACCTTTCCAGCACTTCTTACCTGCCTCGTTAATCTCAATAGCACCAATTGATTCCAGAGCAGCGATCTGTGAGGGCGTGAACCCCTCTTTCTTGGTTTTATTGCCCCAACTATCGGCACCGACTTTACGGCACTTTACAAGGGCACCAGAGGCATATGCAGAAGGCCATACTTTATAACGTGATTTGACCTTATGGTAACAAGCGTCTTTTTCCTCTCCATAATGAAACTTTCTATCTTTTGTTTTTGTTGGAAGTTTACCACTTCTTACTTTTGTTGAAGAAGTTTCACCATATCCCTCAGGATGTTTGCCAACTTTTGTTTTTCCAATGTTATCTGATTTTGCTTTACTCCCTTTTTCGGTATAATGCAACTTTGCTGGTTTATCTTTATCCTTTGTAATCACAGATTCCTGACCATGTTTTCTACCAAGACGACGCATCACTTTTCCAAAACGCCTCTTTGACATTCCTTTTCCAGGACTGGTATGGTATGAAACTTCTCTTCCTGTTTCTCCGCTACCATACTTATATTCACCTACACCTTTTTTATATCCAACACCATGTTTTTTTAGATCTTTTTCTAATCCCTTCCTCTTGGCACGATTTGCCTTTTCGTCAGACCCTCTATCTGCGGAAATGTGTCCAGTAGTTTGAGTCTTGGATTTGCTCATCGCTCTTGCAAGACCACCTTCTTGTACAAATTCTTCTGTCTTCACGTTGATTGCCTTCCCTGATCTTTCTGGATTTGGATCTTGACGATTCTTTCGACGAAATGCTCTCTCCTCTTCATCCTTAGAAAGATTGCGTTTCATCTTACTTGAACCACACTTTGGTTTAGTTGTTTGTCCTGGTTGCTTAGCACATGGTTTACCAGCATATTTGCCGCCAAGTTGAACCCAACCAGGTTTGCCATCAGAAGACTTACTCTTACCAAACCAATCATGTAAAGAGGAGTCGCCGCTCTTGTTCGCCATTCCTAGAAGAGAGTCTCTTTTTATTTATACTTCTATGGCAGTAAAGACAGTTTTAAAAGTAGTTTGAGCACCAGATGTTGGATATCCAATCAATCTCAAAGATCCACCATTAATATCTGTTGAGAAAGTTGCTACTCCTATCGGTTGATTTATAGTCCCATATTCAGACATATATGTAGTTGTTCCGTCATGTATCACATTAATAGTGGTTGAATTATAATTTGTACCCTCAGTCACTTGAATCTGGTAGTTAACAGATCTATAAGTGGAAGCACTGATTGACATTACAACTGCTGGACCAGTTGAATTTGTTGTTAAAATGCCAGACTGAATATCACCAGCAATGAGTTCTAAATTTGTTGCAGATACTGGTGCAAAAGTAAACTCAGAAGAAGATGCATCATACCTTAAAAATCTACCATCTCCAAGATTTGAAGAGTTTACATCAGTCAAACTAATCAAAGTGGATGATCCACTTAATGCAGTGCTGGCAATACCAACCCATTTAGAATTTGTCTGATCGTAAATAAGAAGTTTGTTATTGCCTGTTGCCCCGTCAAATTCAACATCATCAAGATCTTTTATAAATCCTGCTCCGCCGCCACCCATTGTTGACAGTTGAGTCTGAACTCTGTTGATGAAAATTCTATAATGCTCTGCCAGATCTTTTAGAGTGGCAAATTTTTGATCCATCGGAGTGAGTGGATCCTGACCAGCACCAACGTCTTCTGGTTCTTCTGGTGGTTCAG